AGCTTACGGTACGCAACCAGAAGCCGAACAATCCTGCACTGGAACATCCTGCGGTCAAGCAGATGATGGAATCTATCCGTGAACGAATCACGGCCAAGAATCCGGACAAGCGGCCTGAAGAAATTCAAGCAATGACCGAAGAGTATTTCGGAAACTTTTCCCAGTTGTTCAGTGGCAACACGAACGAAGGGAAACAGCAGCAGGAAGCTCTGCCTGGTGGCGGCACCGATTTCTCGAACTGGTAACTCCCTCACCCTCTTTCATCTTTCTCACTGGAGCATCTCATGCCTGTCGCTACCTGGAACACCGGTACCAATCCTACCGACTACGCCAAGAAATCTTTCTCGGCACTCATCACCCGTCTTGGTCCCAATGGCCAAGCACCTCTCATGGGCATCACGTCCATGCTGAAGGAAGAAACTGCGTTCCAGCCGGAACATGGTTTCTGGACGAAGACGATGATCTTTCCGTCTGTCGTGCTGAATGCAGCTGTTGCTGATGGTGTGGCTACTGCCTTCACCGTGGTCAGCAGCGAAAACATTCTGCCTGGCATGATCCTGGAAGCAGATACCACGCGGGAACACGTGCTGGTGACCGCCGTCGGCAGCGGAACTTCCATCACCGTTGTTCGCGGCCAAGGTACTGTTGCTGGCGCTGCCATCGGCAATACCGTGCGGCTGTACATGGTTGGCAATGCGTACGAGGAAGCATCTACTCGTCCGCAATCGCTGGTCATCGTTCCGCAGCGTGTCCTGAATTACACGCAAATCTTCCGCAACACCTGGCTGGTGAGCGGTACCAGTCAAGCTACCAGCGTCATCGTTGGTGGTTCTCCCGATGCTGAGTCGCGCAATGACTGCGCGATGTTCCACGCAGTTGACATCGAGAAGGCGCTGCTGTTTGGTCAAACTCTGACCACGACTCGCAACAACTTCCCGTTCCGCTGCATGAATGGTCTCATCAACCAGATCATTGCTGCTGGTGGTGCCACTGCGCTGGCTGCAACTACCAACTACACCCAGCTGGAAGCTGCTCTGGACCCGGTGTTCAACCAAGTCACCGATCCCAAGAATCCCAATGAACGACTGCTGTTCACTGGTGGTTTCGCTCGTCGCGTGATTCACACCATCTGCCGGCTGAACAGCCAGTACGAAATCGAGAATCAAACGACGGAATGGGGTCTGCAGTTCGACACCATCAAGATGCCGCGCGGCCGATTCAACATCGTGGAACATCCGCTGCTGAATGCTTTCGGGCAAGCAGCTTCGTGGGCCAAGATGATGATCGCAATCGACCTGCCGTCGTTCAATCTGGCGTACATGACTGGTCGCAAGACGCAGAGCCGCGAATTCAACATGGCTGGTTCGCCTGTTGACAACGGCATCGACGCTGTGGGTGGAACTCTGACCACGGAATGCACCTGCCTGGTCAAGAACCCGCCTGCCAACGCGCAACTGACCAACACCACTGCTGGCGCTGCTGGCTAACAGGAGCTGGAAACATGCCGGATCTTACCGTTCCGCCGAATGTTTCCAGCATCACTTTCGCGACCAGCGGTGTAAAAGCCGTTGCGTCGCGAAAAGTTACTGGCATCTCGGCACAAGAGTACAGTGAGTTGCTGAAGTACGAACGGCAACCAACTGTACAAGCTACAGCTGCAAACGGCAATACTGACATTCTGCTGCGTGACGGCCAGATCACCAGTATCACCATCAATGCTGTCGTCTACCCCGTTACTGCTGGAGTGATTGCTGCTGTTCCTGCTCTGCAGGCCGGCATCTTCCTTCGCAGCGACAACAACATGACCTTCAATCGAGGCTGAAAATGACCAAACCCACCGAAAAGATTTACCATTCTCGCGTTCCCAATCTGCGCATCGTCGTCAATGTGGCGCCGGGTGTTGTGAAAGATGTTCTGTTTGCAGGCGATACGTTGATGACAACGGATGAGGCGGTCATTGCGTACTGCGACAGTTGTGCGGACAAAGAAGGCAGCTACATCTACACAACGCAAGCGCAGAAGGACCCGGCAGAAGAAGCTGCGCATGCGCATGTGCTGGCAAATGCAGTTGTTGCGCACGACAAGCTGGTTGCTGCTGGCCAAGCCAGCAAGAACTAAGCAGGAGAAGCTGATATGCCGACTTGGGCGGAATTGCAATCTGAAGTGTACACGTGGACAAACCGTCCCACGCAAATCGCTGAGACTACTCTGGCGCTCAAGTCGGCTATCAGGACTGTCCACAAAAGTGGTAAGTTTTGGCGAGATCTGACAAAACAGAATACTGGAACATTGACGCTCGCTGCGCTGCAGCCGGTGTCGCTGACAGCTCTGTCTCCCAGATTTCGCCAAATGGCGTATGTGAAGTCTACGGTACAAGATCTGTATCTTGACCCTGTGACTATCGACGATCAATTGGATCACAATCGTCTGCAGCGCCAGAACATTTACTACGGTATGGGCGCGGAAATCATGGTCCGAGCTGCCAACCCGGAAGAAGCATACGAATGTGCGTTCTACACGTACCCAGACATGGCGTTCGTCACCAACGGTACGTCAAGTACTGACTGGATCTACAACGACTTTCAAGACCTTGTTGTTCTCTGGGCAGCGAGCACAATCTTGGCAACAATTGGCGAGCAAGAAATCAAATCTCGTGTGGACCAATTGGCGGCCATCATGTTCGCGGATTTGATACAAGATAATCTTGAAGTTGTGGGCCGCTGACATGAGCAGACAAGATGAAGATCGACAGGTGGAAATGACTGTGTCTTCCGATTGGATGCAGCTGGTAGATCAGCGGCTAGCAGACCTGGAAGGATCAGTCAAGCGGGTAGAAACAAATACCTCGTCAGTGGTGGAAGCATTCAGTGCCGCGCAAGGAGCGTTCAAAGTACTGGAATGGCTTGGAAAGATTGCAAAACCAATACTGTGGCTTGGTGGTGTCGGCACCATCGGAGCCGTGGTAGTTGGCAAACTTTCAGCGACCGCCGTTGGGCGGTTTTTTATTGAAATCTGGAAATGAGCAGGAGTAAAGATCATGGCAGGATTTAATGATGGTCGCGGCAAAGAGCTGGCGTATGTGGAAACACAAGCAGATGGCAGCAAAGCTGTTGTTGACAGTTCTGGTGAGATTGTCGGGTCGCTAGTAACAGGCGAAAGAAGCCAAGTTCCTGCCCTCCAAAACACCATGATTATCCTTGGTGATTCCTTCGCATTCCAAAGCAATGGCGGCAGCGGCCCTGGCGGCCTGACGTTTACGCGCTCTGGCGGTGTTGTCACGGTGACTGGTGCGACGGCGCATTTGGCTTATTCGGGTGCGCTCATCAGCGCCGTGGGCCTTGTGGATGTTGACGACGAAGCACAGCGCGTTCCTGCAACCTACATCAGCAGCAGCAGTTTCAGTTTCCCGAGCGTTGGCGCTGCTGGTGTGCTGCCCCAGCGCACGGTCGGCAGTGGTGCTGTCATCTTGCATCACAACTACCAGTCTGCCGGGTTCTGGTCTCACTGGAACCGGCTGACGTCAGGCGCTTACACGCTCCTGAACAATGCTGGCTTTCCCGGTGCTGCGACTGACACCATCGCAGCAAAGGTCGCTACTCACGTTGCACCTTACAGTCCGCAGCGGGTGGTGTTCTTTGCTGGCTACAACGATCTAACCGCTGGTCGCACGGTTGCGCAGACTGTCGCATCAATCAAGGCTGCGGTTGATGCTTACCCGTACGCAACATGGGACATCTTCAGCACGGCACCGTTCAACAGTGCGGCTGCCAACAACACGGCTGCAAATCTGCGGCTGCTTAATCGCTACTACACTGAACTGAAAATCGCGTTTGCTGAATATCGCCAGGTCCGCGTGCACAACACGCTGGCGCTTTGGGGCCTAAGCACAGGCTTGGCAAAGACCGGCTATATCAACACAGGGGACAACATCCACCCCAGCCCGCGTGCTATGTACGAAGCGGCAAAGTATCTGTTCGCTCTTGACGCCAAGACGCAGACAGGAATTCCGCTGCCGTACACAGCACTTGATACGCGCGCTGCCGACGCAGAGTCTCGCTGCCTGATCGACAACCCTTTGATGGGCACCGGAATTGCCAGCACCGTCACCAACGTGACGGGAACCATGCCGACTGGCGCAAGTGGGGCATTGACTGGAACCGGAGCGTCAGGCGTCAGTGCGTTGAATGCTCGCGCGGACGGCTTTGGCAATGACTGGGCTATCACCTACACCCCGGCGAACGCTGACAACGTGCTCCGGATGTCGTTCTCAGGACTGCAAGCCAGATTTGTCAGCGGCGGAACGATTGAATCGCTCGTCATGAAAGTCAATGTGTCCGGCGTTGTGGCTGGGAACATCAAGCAGATGCAATGCGGCCTCGTGTGGATTGCGGATGGCGTCACCTTTGCGTCAAGCTGCTTCGAGAGTAGCGGCAACAGCAGCAGCACGAACCACATCCAGCAGGACGATGTGGTGGAGGTGGTGTTTTCGATGCGAGACGTGAAGGTGCCGACATTCGCCAGCCTGACAACTGCGCGCCTTGACTTCACTATTTCGCACAGCGCGGCAGGAACGCAAGTCGTCGCAAAGATTGCCCAGGTGCAGCTTACGTTGGCAGCCTAAAACAGGAAGCAATTATGCGCAAATTTTATTGCTTCCTGCTTGCAGCTCTACTTCTCTCTGCCTGTGCAGCTTCTCCTGCTCCGTCTGCAGGATTCAAGTGCTCTCACGTCACACTGACTGTATCGTTCATCGCCGGATACAAACTGGTGCAGGAAGAGTGTGTGCGGTGGGAACGCAAACCTGACGAGCCGATCAAGAAGCCGGACAGCATCTTCTACAAGGATCTTGGGTAATGAGCAACGTCACATTCAAAGTAGCGCTGACAAACGCTAAGTTTCCGCTGCTGCTAAATCAGGGCACCCAGGAAGTTCTGGATCCTGGCATGGATGTGGCGCCGCGAGTAAATCCAGCATTTGTTGGAGGGATAAACTCGGTAGATTGGAATCTGATTCAAGTTGCCTGGGCGAGCAACATGATTCCAACCGAGAAGGGGTATAGAAGTTTCTCCACTCGCAGATCGGCAGCAGCATGGCCTGTAGCTATGCGAGTCAAAGATGCAGTTTCTCTCCGCGATGTTGTTAACAGCTACTTCTTTAGTGCTGTTGTTGGCACATTGACCAGTACTGGAGCTCCTGTAGCTTATGTATCCCCCACAGGACTGGACACAGGATACATCGCAGATGCAGGATTCGTACTGCCCGGTTTCGATACCGTACGCTCGGTGATTAAACTGTTTTCTGGTGATGTCAATGACAGAGTTTTTGTCTTGTCTCGATACTCCGCTGCGCTCGGAGTGGATAAAAGCGTACTGTTTGAGTTGACAACAAAATCCTTTGTTGTTGCTGCTCCTGTGCTGCCTGCCGGCATTGCGCTGGATGATATTGTATGCATGTTTTCTGCTAGCAACTATCTCGTGCTGTGCACAGCATCTCTGGTCCTCTGGTCTACTCCAGCTAATCCGCTGGATTTTAGCACTGTAACGCTGGGCGCAGGAAGTCAAAGTCCGGTGGATCTGGTAAGTATGCCAATCACAGGAGCTGCAATTGCTGGTGGATTTGTATTGTACACCGCACAAAATGGCATCGCAGCATTCTTTTCCAATGCAGCTGCTGTTCCGTTCTCTTTTAGAGGGATTGCGGGCTGTGGCGGAATAGAGAAGCACAGAGCAGTAGCAACAGAAGTAGGCAGCCAGTATCACTACATTAGCGGTAAACGAGGAATTCAGCGAGTCTCGTTGCAGCGTGCAGAGTACCTGCTAGGTCATGTGCAGGATGCAATGCAAGAAACGCAGATGCCTGTTGTTTTTTCTGCTGCCAGCTATCCTGTGCTTGCTTCGTTGAATGCGCGAAATGCCACAGCTGACGCCATACTCACACTGTTCGATAGTCGGTATTTGCTGATAAATCCCAGTGCTTTCTCGTCTCTGGGTCTTGCTTTGTTGTACGACCTTCATCTCGAACGAACAGCCTGGACACAAGTACCTTTTGGTGGGCCGGGGCAGGGCGCTGTTATCTCAGTTCCGGCGACTCCTGCATCTGGAAATACAAACAGAGGGTTGGAACCGCTCAGCAGCATGCACTGGTTTCCAGAGACACTGGTGGCTGGCAGCAATGGTGTTCATGTATCTGTTCCGTGGTCTGATAACTTAGTTGGGTCTCCGCTGTCTCCGGTAAATGGTGCGTTGATCGTAGGACCTATCCGCATTCGCCGAGCAAACAGGACAACAGTGACAGAAGTGAACGTCACCCGTTCTCGGGGCGACGCACCATTCCGCTGCTATGCATGGCCTGCTGACAACGGAGCTGACTTTAGCGGAGCGCCAGTCCAGATGGTGTCTGTAGAATCTACTGACTCGTTTGAGCGGTTTCAGGGGCGAATCACCTCTGATGCTGTTTACTTGGCGTTTGATGGTGATTTTGCTGTAACAGCAGTAACTGTACAGGCACAACGTCATGGCATTCGGTAATTCGCTGCTTTCTGCGCCGCTGTTTGGGCTCGAGGAAATAGCTCGGGAACTGCAATTCTTTGGTGCATACCTCCTACGGATTCCCTATACTGCAGCAGCTTGCAGATTTGACGGCACTGTAGTGGCTCCGGTATTTTCTGCAGCCTACGGTATCAAAGCTATTGCAAAGACAGGAACTGGCCAGTACACGCTGACATTTGTAGACACCTATCCTGGGCTGCGATATGGAGTACAGATTTCCTGCGCAGGAGCTACAATGTTGGTCGGACAAGCAACAGTAAAAACAGAAACCACTGCAACGATACAGCTGCAAACTCTCGCAGGTGCAGCTGCGGATTCGGCTGACTGTTTTGTTTCTGTTATCCTCATTCCTGCCTAGCAACAAACAACTCCACCGCCTACACTACTTCATATTCTGGAGAAACTCACATGGCCGACGAAATTGCCGCTCCCGCATTGCAGAGTCTGCTGACATCAATCATTGGTGGGGCTAGCCAGCAAAACACCAACAGCACTGTCGCAGAGACTGGTGCGACGACGAACAATACCAACCAACAATTGGTAGGTAATCAGACGACTGCTGGCACCAATGCCTCCACCACTGCACAGACGCAGAATCAGAATGTTGTTGGCACCAACACATCACAGGTCATCCAGGACATGGTGAATGCCATTGTCGGTGCGACCACGCAGAATCAAGTTGGTTCCACGACCCAGAATCAAGTTGGAACCAACACACAGAACCAGCAGCAGGTGCAAAACCAAGCTGTGACTGGCTCTGGTACGCAAGTGCAAAGCGGCACGCAGAATCAGGCAGTGACGGGTGCGACCAACCAAGCGGTCACCGGCACGACAAATCAGAATCAGCAACAGACACAGAATCAAGCTGTGACTGGTGCGACGACGCAGAACACGACAGGTACAAATGCCACGACTGGCACGACTACCAACAACAGTGTCACTGGAACTACCGGAACCACTGCAACTACTGGTATTACCAGCCAGCAGCAGGCACAGGCAAACACCGGTACGATCCAGAATCTGACCAACCAGACGCAGACCACCAACGCCAACATCAGTGCGTTGGATCAGGTGTTCAAGCAGCTGAATTCTGGTATCACTCCAGAGATGCTTGGCGCCATCTTTACCGAGGGGCAGAAGAATGTTCCTGGTCTGGTGGCAACAATGGCGAATGCAGTGGGCGCGCGCGCAAGTAACAATTCGCCACTGGCAACTGCACTTGGCACCATGTCTGCTGATCTGACAACTCGGGCCGCGCAATTGAGCCAGAGTATGGTAACGTCCAGTGCGGATGTTGCTGCTCGCATCGCTGAGTTGACCAAGTCAGTTGCAACTACTGGCAACAATCAGCAGATTCAAGACCTCACACAGACTCTGACTGGTGGAACCACCAATACTCAGAATCAGGTGCAAGGTCAAAACACGACCACGAACAGCACGCAAGTACAAGATCTGTTGAACACCATCACTCAAGCTGTGAACGGTACCAGCAACCAGAACACCACTGGAACCACTGGCACTGTCACCAGCGGAACCAACAGCACGAATACTGCAGGAACCAGCAGTCAGAACATGACGGGTGCCAATACGCAGAATACTGCGAACACCACGCAGCAGAATACGACTGGAACAACTGGTACCACAACAACCGGTACCAACAACCAGAGCACGACGGGAACCAGCAATCAGGCCACCACTGGCACCAGCAACCAGACGCAAACCGGTACGACAAATACCGGAACCACTGGAAGCTCCACCCAAGCGACTACTGGAAACACCAATACCGCTACGGCCGGCACAAACAATCAAACTGTTGGAACCACGCAAAATACAAACACCCAACAGGCCGGCACGAGCGACAGCACAAAGAACCAGAATGCAGCCACCAACAGCAACAACACTGTTGATGGTGACAACATTGGCAAGATTCTGCTCGGCCTGCTGGGAGCCAATGCTGTCAATGGTGCACTTCCTGGCGGCATCAGCGGCGCACTGACTGGTGCAGGAAATGCCGTGACTGGAGCAACCAGCAATGCGCTGGCAAGTCTGATCAAAGCGCTGACAGGTGGTGGCGGAAGTACCTCCCCCTCAATCACTCCTGCAACTGACGAAGAAGTCATCAACGGAGCAAATACCGGCGATGTGACTGCACCGTTGACAGGCGATCTGCAAGCACTGTTGGATGGTTTGTCCTCTGGCAGTTTTGATTGGTCGTCGATCGGTATTGATCCAGACTCCACTGGTTCTGATACTCCAGGTGCATCTTCTGTTGACGCATGGGAAGAGTTCTGGTCGGAGGGTTAAATCATGGACGATGCGTTGACACCAGAAGCGCAGAAAGCAGTTGATTACGCAAACGGGCGAATCAGCTACAAGGAACTGGCAGGGACACCAACTACCGGCAATGCGTTCGCGGACTTGAATTCGCGCGTGTCAGCGTTTGTCGAGAGTGGCAACAACGATGGGTCTATTCTCACCAGTCAGGCATCGTCGCCATTTGAAAGCCATCTGATTTCTGCTGGACTTGCTCCTGCGATGGGTGGACTGATTCAGCGCAAAGATGTGCTGCGGGCATTCAAAGAGACAAAAGACACAGAAGGTGCTCGGCCATACATGGATGTGGATTCCATGGGCAAAATGGCAACTCAACTGCAGCAGCAAGCAAAGCTAGCAGGAGTCAATTGGAGCAACAAAGGTGGTGACAGCAAAAGCCATATTGTCAATGCTGCGTTCGCACTGCAAGAGATGGGAGTCAAAGATATCAAGAGTCTCCGCAAGGAAGGGGACAAATGGTATCAGACTGTCGGCGGCAAGAAGCAAGAAGTCAAATTCAACGGTGACGAAGTTGCGGCCAGTGCGGAAGGTGATGGATTCACACGGTACAAAGTACAGGCAGACGCGCAGGGTCGTCCTATCTTCTACTCCACTTGGGAATCAAGTACCGACAAGGGCAAGATCGCTGCTGGTCTTGGGCTGATGTTGAACTTTGTAGCTCCCGGCGCGGGCACTGCACTGGGAAATGCTGTCGGATTGACAGGCGGTGTTGCTACTGCTGTTGGCAGCGGTGTCATCCAAGGTGGCTTGGCTGCCGCAGGAGGTGCAAATGGCGAAGGTATTCTACGTTCAGCATTGTCAGCAGGTGCTGCTCCTGCACTGGCAGCTGTTCCAGGGTTTTCTGCTCTGCCTGCTCTGACAAAGAAGATTCTTGCAGGTGCGGCCAGCGGGGCCATCAAATCTGACAGCTCCAAAGGTGCTCTACTTGGTGCCGTCACTGGATCAATTCCAGGAAACATGACTGGCAACGGTGCAATTGACAGGCTGTTGAAAGCCATCATCAGCAATCAGGTACAAAAGAAAGTGATGAAGCCATGACGACGAGCAATCAAACAATGAAGTGGGCTGACTTGCTGCCGTATGTGCAGCAGGAAGCAACTGCACAAGGAAGTTCTGTGGCTGCCGTGCTGATGCAGCAGGGTGTCAGCGACTTGAACACGCCATTGGCAATTCAGTGGAATGCTGATCCTGAAGTTGCCAAGTTGATGCTGGCCAAGGAAATGGTCACTGCTGCAAGAACTGGCGGAGTCTCCAGGACAGCCACTAGCAGCAAAAAGATTCCAGAAGAACAGCTGGGAGCAGTAGCGAGTGCGGCCAATGGGGCTGGAGAAATTCGCGCGGAACTGCAACCTCTGCTGTCAGCAATGCTGGGTACCGCTTCGAGAACAGCGGACCAGCAATTGGCGGGCATTCAACAAGGTGCTGCTGCTTCTGCCAAAGCTCGCACTATTGATGCTGAGGTTGAAGCGGCTCACCAACAACAAACGTCAAAGATTCTTGACAGTTTTGCCATCAACTCTACTGGGCAGAACAAGATTCTGGCAGAGAACACTGCCATCATTGCTGGTGCAGAAGAGAAGATGCGCACACTGGCACCGATGATCCAAGAGGCACAATCTGCCAGCCCACTGACCAATGTTCTTGGCTGGCTGGGCGGGCAAGTGAAGTTGATGGAGTTGGTACCGCAATACAATGCTGCGGCGCGGACCAGTAACCAAGCTAGCAAGGCGATTGCCACCAGCCAGCAACTGGCAGCGCAGCAGAAGGCGCTGGAGCCTGCAATTACTGTTGACCAGATTCATGCCAAGGCACGACTGGCACAGGAAGTTGATCTGGCACGTGCGCAGGTGGAAGCTGCGAAAGCGAAGAATGAACTGCTGACGCATCAAATCAACGTGTTGCAGGTCAAGGAAGGATTTGCCAACAAAGATGTACAGCAGTCAGTGCTGCTTGCTCAGTTGATGACAGATCACGAGACTCGGCTGAAGAAGGAAGGAATGGAAGCAGAAGAGGCCAGGAAAGTTGCTGGCATCAACACTCTGTACGCCATGATTGGCAAACAGCCTATCAGCGCATACGAGTGGCAGCAGAAGGACCGGAAGGAACGAGACTTCTTGGTCGACAACATTCCAGTCAACGGGCGGTTTCGCACCTTTGGTGATGGCGTCGCTGTCATCGCCGCTGCTGGCAGCAAGAACTCTCTGGCCGCAACCGGCAGGCTGGTGGAAGTTACTTGGCTGGAAGAAGCTGAGAAAGCAGCTGCTGCCCGATACGGGTCAAAATATGTTCTGGAAAAGAACATGACTGCGCAGGATGTGCAGATCAGGGCTATGAACGATTTGGCAGTGGATTGGAAGAAAGATGCTGCCAAGCGCGAGTACGACAAACTGCCTGACGGCAATCCGTACAAACTCAATGTTGGCTTGGCGGCACGCAATCCGCTGCTGGAAAACAACAGCATTGCACAGTACATTGTTGGTCAGTCCAAGGAAGGACGAACAGTCAATCTCAAGGAAGCACTGGCGTATGGATTTGGTAGGATCAAGTCCAACCCGCAGGCAAGCGAACAGGTGATGCAGGAAATGCACAAGTTCATCACTGCTGGCTACGAAGGGCAGTTCGAGTCTCTTGGCGCAATCAAGTACGGTTTCGACCCTGCCAATCCGGACAGCAAGAAAGTGGAATATCCTGTGACTGCGGGTATGTTCGAATTCAGCAGAGACAACAACAAATTTGCTGTGTTTGTGCGAGGAAAGATTCCTTCTGTCAATCTGTTGAACTACGCAGAGTTGAAGAACTTCATGGTTCGCAACACAGCTGAGAGCATCAAAAACTCTACTGTGCCTCAGCTTGGTCCTGACGAACAAAAATCCAGAGACGCAGTGCTGCAGGATATGGAACTGCGCAAGATGCTGAACATGCAGCAGAACACTGTGCAGAATCCGCTGGTCCAATAAAAGGAAACTACAATGTCCCTCTCCGACGACATGATGTTCGCTGCCGACACCGTCAAAGTACAGTCTGGCGGTAAGAGTTTCTTCGACACTGCTGTCGATGCAGTCACCAAGGCCCCCATTGCGGCGGCTGTATCTGCCGCTACCAGCATGTACAACACTGGTGTCTGGTACAGCAACAAAATCTTCGATGCTGGCATTGAAACTGCCAACACCCAGGCGATTCTGGAAGATATTGACAGCAACTATGCTCAATACTACCAGGACAACAAGAACGTCATCGACACTGTCGGATTCATCGGTGGCGCATTCATTCCTGGTGGCGCGGCATTGAAGGGTCTGCAACTGGCAAGAGCCGGTAAGGCTTCTGGTACTTTCTCCAAGGTACTGGGGTATACGCAAACCAAGCAGGTGGAGTATCTCAAGGCTGGTCTGCAGGAAATGGCACTGAAAGGTGGCACCGTATTCCACCAACTCAACACCAACAAACTGGCGTCAATGGCATTTGGCGCTGCTGACAATGTGTTGCAGACTGCTGTGTTCGAAGTTGCTGCAGCTGCTGCAATGCATCAGGCGCCGATGCTGGCTGGAGAAGATTGGAAAGATGTTGCCTGGGATATCACCAAGACCTCGCTGGCTGGCGGTCTGTTTGCTGGTGGCATCGAAGCGATCATGACTAATCGCATCTACAAAGACGCTGGCAAACTGATCGACAAACGGGCGCGCGCATACGACACTGTGGTGGCACTGGACAAACTTGGCATCTCATTTGGTGACCGCGCATTCAGCATCATCGACTCTGTTCTGGACCTGCCAAAGGAAGTGTTGGAAGGCGATAAACTGCTGAAGTTCAGCTTCAAGATGAATGGTCAAGTTGAGCCTGTCGAGTTGGCAACTGAAGCCCTCTACGGCCGCGCCCTGGGAAAGACTGCCAGTGACGCGTATCTCAAATTTCGCCAGACCATTGTAGAGTCGGTAGCCGCCGACAAGAGCATTGGTGATTCTGTGGCGCCCAAGCTGTTGAGCATCGTACAGGACGGCAAGAAGGCCGGCAAATCCGATTCCGACATTCGTATGGAACTGGGCAATCTGCTGTTCAATCTGGAAAAGATGGAAGGATTGGCAGCACAAGAAATTGACTTTGCTGCTGATGTGGTGTATCTGATTCCAGGTGGCAAGATCAACAGCGTGGGAGATATCCCAGCAGCGCTGACAACTACCAAAGTGGCGGATACTGCACAGGGATACAGAATCGTAGGGGATCTGGCAGAAGCCAAGATGGCAGCTATCGGTATTGATGTCCAATCTGCCAAGGAAGCATGGCTGGCAGGATACGATATGCTGCTGAAGCCTAGCGGTGAAATGGCTATCAATCCGGCCAGCACAATCTTCAAGTCCGTCAACAAAGAGAACGACTCTCTGCTGCGAATGGTGTTCAATACCCGATCTGGCACTACTGGCGACTCTGCGTTGGCAGCTATTGCCGACATGGCGCACGGTACGACACCGCTGAAGTCAACTCCGTCTGGTGTTGTCAGTGGCAATCTCACATATCAGATCAGCCGTGACAGTTTCAAAGCTGGCATGAGTTCTACGGAAGTTACTGCACGCCACTACTGGGCAGCTACGCAGGTCAAGACGCTGCACAATACGACCATTGACGGCCGCGATTTCTCGCTGCTGGATCTGTTGCTGGCCAAGCCTCAGCTGGCAGATGAAAATACGTGGATCAAGCTGGGTGACGGTAACAAGATCAACTTTCTGGATGTACAAACTGACTATGCCAACTGGTTGAAGAACCAGAAAGTGGCTGCTGCAGTGGAGATGTTTACTCCTGCGGAAGAAGCTATCAAAGACGCAGTCAAGGCAGCAGAGGTAGCGAGAAAGAAAGAACTGATTGACTCTCGTCTGGTTGCTTACCGACTCAACGTTGACCACGATTGGCTGGAAAAAGCTACCCAAGTCAACTTCGATTCTGCCCAGCTGCTGCAAGATGGTGTGTTTCGCAAACTCGAATCATATGCTGCCCGTGACAATGTCGTCTTTGCCTACGACCGCAAAGCGTACGATGAAATGATGAAGCCCGGCAGAGACTTTCTCTCGCCGCTGATCGACTACAAAACACGAGTGACCATTGGAGTACAGAAAGCACAAGAGGCGTCAGCTTCGGTACTGAAAGGTGACTATGCTCTGTTGCCCGATTACAGGGCGGAGGAACTTGCAGGTGGCGCTGATCAGACGGGAGCAGGTGCTGGATTTGTCAGCTTTGCCAACGCCGCATATGGCGACAAGATGCGCGTGTGGGCACAAGACAGTGGCAAAGCTGTAAATCTCATTACCCAGAAGCGGGCCAACGAGACTCTTACTCGTCTTCAGCCGTACGCAGCAGAGATTCTGTCAGACGGTAAACTGGCTGCTGAGTTGGGAGCAGTGACCAACAAGGTGCGTACAACTGCAGAACCACTTGCGCTGTTCGAGGGCAAACTGGTTGACATGCGCAGTCTCAAAGACTATCTGCGTGAGCTGGAAAAAGGTGGTGCGGGTCAGCCAGATACTGTAGGATTCAAAGTGTCAGTGGAGATGAATCCCAAAGTATATGCGTTTCTGTCCGAACATCACAACATCCACAAAGAGCAACTGGCCGCACGCACAGAGCTTGCCAATGCTCAGGGACTGAAGGTGCACTTTGACTCCAACCAGTTGTATCTGCCGCCAGTGGATACCAAGCGGTTCCCGTTCATTGCCTTTGTGCGGGCCAAAGAAGGTAAGATGTTCAACGACAGCGAATCAGTAATGATTTCTGCCAAGTCTGCCAACGAACTGGAGAGCAAGATTCTGGCTATCCGCGAGAGTCATCCAGAGTTGGATGTGTTTACCAAGAAAGATACGGAGCAGTATTTCAAAGCCAAAGGCGACTATGAATACTCTCGTGCGCTGAACGAGCCGTCACTTGATCCGTTCCTGAAAAAGGAAGGTAAGCTCGGTGACGTGCAACCAGTGATGGACGGCAAAGCGGTACTGGAAGATTACATTGAATATCACCAGCGCCGCAGCCGACTGATTACACAGGAAGCTGTACAGGTCAACTACGCTCAGACATTTGCAGAGCTGGAATGGCTCAGCAGCAAGAACAGAGCAGTGCGAGAATCCAAGCTCGGATACATCGGCAGCTTGCTTGGCAAATCTACTGTCGATCCGTTCGGTGACTACATGAACACTGCACTGGATATCAGCAAGCGCTCTGAGTTCCAGTTGTGGCATCAGATGAACGAATTTGTTGACGGTGCTGGTACTCGCGGATACGAGATCATGGAGAAAGGATTTGCTCAGGCACGAGCCGGGCAGATTGATTTCGAAGAAGCCAACAGAATCATCGAACGTGTTGGTGCTGGATTGCCGTACAAGACACAACAAGAGTTTCTGCTCGCACAGAGCGGCAACAACAGAAACGTCATCAAGCAGGCAATTGCAAAAGGCAACAGTTTGCTTGCGACAATCACGTTGCGACTGGATGCTGCCAATGCGTTGGTGAACACAATCTCGTCCCCGATCATGCTGGGATCGGAAGTCTCGTCAATCAGAAACAGCATCAAGAACCATCCAGAGTTGGTTGGCAAGCTGGCGGAACTAATGAGCGTGAAAGATCCTGCATCGGGTGCGGCGATCCCGTCAACTACAAAGCTCATTGGCCGCGCTGTTCAGAACTTCTGGGGCAAAGAGAACAAAGCATTGATGGGCCGGTACAAAGATATCGGAGCCATCAAGGACATTACTAGCCAGTATCACGAAATGATGGCTGACATGTCACTGGTGCCTGATCTGGTGCCTGGTAAGTGGGCAAAGAGAATTGACGACTGGACAGAGAAGGGGTCACTGTTTACCGGCAACAACTTTGCTGAAGATTTTACTCGCTTTGTTGGTGCAGATGTGATGCGCCAGATCACTCATCCGCTGGTTGAAGCTGGCAAGATGAGTGTGAAAGAACAGAATGCGATGATCAGCATCTTTGTCAATCGGGTGCAAGGAAACTATATCTCCTCGCAGCGGCCGATTCTGTTCCAAGGAACTCTCGGGGCGGCCATCGGACTGTTCCAGACTTACCAGTTCAACATGTTCCAGCAGTTGTTCCGTCACATCGGAGACAGAAACACCAAGACCATTGCTGTGCTTGCTGGTATGCAAGGAGCAACATTCGGGCTGTCAGGTATGCCGTTTGTCGAGGCGGTGAATACTCACCTGATTGGCAACGCCAGCATCAACGAGGGACACAGGGACATATACTCTACCATTGCAGCGGCGAACAAAGAAGCTGGTGACTGGTTGATGTATGGCACGCCATCTGCGTTCCCGCTGTTCTCTGACAAAGCACCAGCATTGTACACACGCGGCGACCTGAATCCGCGGCACATTACTATTGTCCCCACATCACCGACAGAAGTTCCGCTGTATGAGGCAGGATCACGAGTTGTGAGCACGCTGATTAACACTGGCAAGAACATCATGAATGGTGCTGATCTTGGTCCAGCATTGTTAAACGGACTGGAACACAATGGTGTTTCTCGTCCGCTGGCTGGTATCGCTCAGATCATGCAAGGATTCAGCACAACGTCAAAGGGGAGTATTATTTCTTCCTCTTCAGATTTCTCTGCCATCGCAACTGCATCACGCATTGCTGGTGCGAAACCAATGGACGAAGCTGTGGCTATGAATCATCGGTTCCGTCAGCGTGCGTATCAGGCAGCAGATCAAGAAAGAACCGAACAGCTTGGTCAGGTGGTGAAGCAGAAGATTCGTTCCGGTACTCTGGAGAGTGAAGACATCACAGAGTTTGCTGCGAAGTATGCAGCTAGCGGCGGAAGAATTGAAGGATACTCTGGGGCGCTACAGCGGTGGTTCAAGAGCGCCAAGCAGAGTGAGGTGAACAAGTTGATGGAGGCTCACCGTTCACCGTATGGAAAGAGAATGTTGGAAGTTATGGGCGGTGAGCCGCTGGAGGATATGATGAATACGCCTCAAGCAGCGGAATGAAATCGGCTTCCAGTTCTTTGGCAGGCACACACAGCAAAGGAGAATCTGGCAGTGTTCGCTTGACGAGGTAAACCCACAGATGCTGGGTGCCGCGAAACAGGAACACTACCTCTCCCGGGGCAGAGATAACTACATGTACAAGCTCTCTGTTAAAACGGTCAACAATCAAATCACCTTTCTTGAACTTGCTCATGTGATTTCCTTTCGTCGGTGGTTGGCCAGGGACAGCAGAAATGTTGTCCCTGGTTTTTTTTTGTTTACGCTTCGCCTTCCGGTACGACTTCCCAGTCGTTGGCCAGAATGTCAGTTTGCGACGCCAGCCAGGGAACAAAATCTTCCTGTGCTGTGCGCATACCGATAAACGGTAGACAGTCACCGCCAGGAATTGGCAAGTTCATAGGATAGTTGACTACATCCCACTGCGGAACAAGCCAAAGCCACAGGCCTTTGCCATTCCAGCCACCACGTCGTGCGCGGCCGCCGGCCTTCAGATGCAACAGGATGGTAGAAAAATCCAATTGTTGTGCCATGTCAATTTCTCCGGTTAGAACGTAGTTGGTTGTGCAATGCCGCGAATCACTGCCATGAATCCACGTTGAAGATCGGTGGCGCCGATGGATACCCAGCGCTGATCCAGTCCGTTGTGGGATACTGTTGGCGTAATTGCTCGTAGCTTGGCAATGTATTCGCCGCACTTCTCTGCCAGCGCTTTGCCTTCATTCATCAGCGCAACTTCTGCTTCGCTGAGCTGACGATAGCCAGTAACTTTCGGTTGAATCATTGTTTCCATATTGCTTTCTCCAGTTGGTTTACAGCTTTTCCGCTTGCGACTCTTCCAGCCAGTGACCCGGAATCTCTGACAGATTCATCACTTCCGGATTCTCTGGCTTCACTTCGCTCTCGCCAAACAGGTACTCGCCAGTTTCCACATTCCACACCAGCGAGGTGGCTGCGACTTTCTTGGCTTTCTCTTCGTCATTGGTGCCCCACAGATAGTGGTCGGCGTCAACAGATACGAATTTGAATTTCATCTCACGCTCCTGTAGATCCAAGACCGCCATCGCCGCGCACAGTAGCAGCAAGTTGGTGAGTTTCTTCCCAGGTAACTTCAGGTACAGGAAGAATCATTGCCTGAGCAATACGATCGCCAGGAAGGAAACTGTTTGTGTGCATGTCAGAAGTAAGTTTGACAAGCAACTCGCCGCGATAGTCAGAGTCAATAACTCCAACACAGTTGACTAGACGAATGCCATCACGAAAACCATGTCCGCTGCGAGAAAAAACCAGCATCACGTGGCCAGCAGGAACTTCCACTGCCAAACCTGTGTGCAAAACTCCTGGGGCGCCCTTGAATACAGTTCGCGCCTCTGCATCGGTAGCTACGTATAGATCGAAACACGCAGAACCGTCAGTTGCTTTCATCGGAGTCACTGCTCCTGGTGTCAGCTTCTTGAACTTTACTTTCATAGCTCTCGTCCTCTGAGAAGTTTCATGTCGATGTACATCAGCTTTCTACTGACCACATTGACCTTGGGTAGATACGCCTGTTGTCCACTTTCAAGTGCTACTGCCTGGATCTTTTCTACTCCTATCAGTGTCTGCAAAATTGCATGGATGTCAGAAATCTTGTCCAAATCCTGGTGAACAGCTTTCATCAGCTGCTTCATAGTTATCGGCTCTTTGGCAGCGTACAGCATCTGCATGATTTTGTTGGCCGCCTCCGATGTTCTTGCTTTTCCCAGCTCTCCCAGCGCCTTTGGCATCATCGTCTCTGCATGTGCCAATACTGTATTTGACCGGATCACATCGTCAATGTCTATCCTGGCCCCCAATCTGCCAACCATGTGGATAAGGCAGAGTTTGATAAGGTGGGTAAAGCGGCGTGTAGAGTAATGTTTGAATCTGGGATCGTCAAGATCGGGCCAGGTTTTGTAAATGAGATCCAGTGCAGACATTGCATCTTCTGTGATACCAACTGGTCCAGAGTATTTCTGTCGCATCTGGAGTAACATGGCAACAAGTCGATCGGTGTCTTCCTGAGCAGGCACTGGGGGTATTGTGATCTTCTTACCGCTTGACTCGCCATGGATAAGGATAAGACGAGACATAAATCCCTGTCCAATTGCTGCAGGCGGGAAGCATTCTGCAAAGCCAGTAGGCGTATTGCCAGCCAAGATGGTGATGGTTGGCTGGAATATGTTGATTGATCTGGAGTTTTTGAGTCGGTATTTGTATCCGTCATGTTCGTCATCCCAGTCCCATAGTTCACCAAGAATAGACAGAAACTCTAGATTGCCGTTACCGACAAAGTTGTTGAACTCGTCAGCAGGAATCAGCATCTCGTGTGGCGATGACGTATCCAGTATCCCGTCGATCACCGATATGTCTTCCAGCGGATCGTAGTTTGCGGCTCGCTTACCGGGGCGCTTGATCTTGTCATCTTCCAGACCCTCACCTGCCAAGTCTAGCAGCCACTTCTCTTTGCTGGTCTTTTGTGCTGACAACGTATCGTATCCTGCTTCTCGTATCACCTTGACAGCGTTTTTGATTGCTGTGGATTTACGACTGCCAGGATCGCCAACGAACATCACATATTGGTTTGGAAAGATTCTGGTAGAACCGAACGGAAACCAGACAGAGCGGCCAAGCCAGGCTGAGACAACAGCAATTGCTGCCCAGCGATTGAAGATTACAGGCGGCTCTGTCTGGGCGCGGTAGTCCAGATAAAGGTCGAAGAAGTCAGGAGACTTCACTTGAGCTCACTCCAGTATTGTTTGCCTTCACCCAGATCAGTTGGAATGTACATCTCTCTTGTCTTTCCATCTGACCCTGTAACTTTGACTCTTGTGTTCATCATTGCCTGTACCTGTTGTGCGGCAGCATAATCACCAATACGATACTGGAATGGTATGCTGTCGTGGATTTGTGCTTTAACTCGGACGCGGCCAACGAGGTCGCCGTAAACTGTGGCGCGCCAAATCTTGTACCACTCTCTATTCACACATGCCACCGAGAGATTCTGCGGCGCGTGAGCAACGATAGAGTTCAACTGCGGCTTGTTATCTCTGGGCGAACCAAAGCACTTGCGGACCCAACCAAACGGAGAAACCAACATGCCCGTGGTTTCCACCTGAGTGATTGTATGTTGATACCAGCGGCCACGTACAGCGGGGTATGTCTTGTCATACTGTCGCAGCAGATGTTCGCACACCATACGCAGTGACCAGGAAGCAGGAAGTTTCAGACTGATCTTTGCTTTGGCAACTAACGCTGGTCCCATAGTATCCAGCATAACACCGGCACCCATGTTGTAGTTTGCGCCATGATTAGTACGCTTGGCCAAATCACGTAGGATTTTGTCGAGAGTTTTACGACCAATCTCGTCATATATCTGCTCATACGGTACTCCGAAAAACGCTGCTGCATTCCACGCATGGTAGTCGTGGGAGGACTCTACTAAGCTGATTAACGCTTCTTCTCCAGAGAGATAGCCGACACACCTGGCTTCTGACTGAGCTTTGTCTGGCTCACACAAGAGCCATCCGTCATCAGCCATGTAGAACTGTTTGATAGCATCGCCGCGAGGGATGTTTTGTATTTGGTTTCCGCAGTCAAAAGCGGATGCTTCGCTTGCCGCTCGAAGTGTATCTGTCTTCCCTGGATTGAGAGAGTAAAAGACTCTGCCTTGCCAAATGCAAGAGGGATCAAGGTAATTGGAAAGTAACTTGACCTCTCCCTTGTAGAGAGTGCAGAGTTCGAGTATCTTACCAGCCAGGGGACTAGCCGCCATGGCTTTGAGAGTTGGAATTTTGCCGGTACCATTGGATGCGTCCACTCCAAGAATGCGAAACAGATTTGCCATCTGATCGGGAGAGCCAGGATTGAACAGTGGCTCACCGACCAGATATTGGATGCGCGATTTTAACGCTGCAATCTCTTTGGTCTTCTGCTCTCGCACCTTGGTGGCTATCGCTTCATCCGCTTTCCACCCTTCCATGGCAGCATGAATAGAGGGAAAGATCATTGGAAATTCGTGCAGTGCATAGTTGTTCACTGCCCAGTGCGGGCACTCTGCTAGAATAGCGAGCAAGCCATTAACAGTAGACCAACCGTCAAGAGCGCAATAGCGGTGTAAATCCATCTCACCGCCTGCTTTGCCGTCATCTTTCCAGTAGCGAACATTTCTGAGTACCATCGGAGCGATAAAATCCAGCCGCTTAGGTAGCTCAGAAAGCCAAGAATGGAATAGATGGAAAGTGTCGTGGAGCCAATTGTTAACTGGGCATCCCCAACGTAGGAAATAAGCGTTGTCAAATAGTCCATTCTGAAATACCTTGGCTACAGGATTAGCATTGGCCGCGCGGATGAACTGCCACTCCCACACATTGTCGAACCCGACAACAAACGATTCAGTAGTATGAGTGTCAGGGAAATATGCAGTATAAGAGACACAACGCATAGTGCGTAGATCATCTTGCGGCCATGGCGTTTCAATATCAATGGCAACGAGACGAGCCAAAGATAGCCGCGCAAGTACATCATGTTGGTTCTCACTGGTTACTCGCTTCCATTGAAATGCTGTCTGTTTAAACCAAGCATCAGGTTTTGTCAGCTTGGACACATAGCGATTGACAACGAACTTCTCGAACGGAATAGTTCGCAGCCGTTCGAGGGGATTGAGTACGACAACTTCTCTGCCGCTTCGCAGCTTCAACATGCTGCCAGCGTAGTCGTCGAGAGTTATTTTCTTTGTTTTGCTAGCCGGCGGAATCCAATCTACAGTATCTCTGAGGATTGCTTCCAGCGCCGGCTGCTGTGCACAGAGAATGGCGTCAACACCGTGCTTCTCTGCCACCACATCCAGAGTCACAGGGTTGATATGTGATGTTGTAGTTTGTACGACCTTGTGGCCAACCAATGCTGCGAGCCGCGAGAAGCGCTCGAAGTATGATTGATCGGCAGTGGTGCAGAGAAGGAGGAGTTTCATTGCGAGACTGTCAGCTGACCTTTGATCTGTTCTACTTGCTCTTTACCGCTCACGATGGAAAACAAACCATCACGAAGGCGGACAGCAAACACATCACCACGGTTAACAACACTGTGCACCATGGACGATTGAAACAGCGCTTTGCCAGGAATGATGCGCATCCATATTTCATTGTTGTGGATGAACAGGTTAAGGGATTGCGTGGTTGTTTCATTCGTTCTCATTTTTCACCATCCCTGTCTGGCCGTAGTAATCTTGTGTGACCTTGCCATGTGTCAGCATATCACCAAGTTCTTTCAGTTCTGGATGGGCAGAGTCCCAAGTGTTCAGTGCGCGGTCAACGAGAGTCTTGAGTCTCTCAAGTGAACCGCCAGTGACAAGCAGAGATATACTCTGCAACTCTTTGGTGCCTGGCCAGAATGTCGGTGTCGCTCGAATCATATTGTTTCCTTCCTATTGCAAATGACACAAGCCAATCTCGTGCCATTTGAAATAGGAGCAGTCGTCCTGACCTGCCCCACTGTGCTTTACTGCATCCGCAGATTCTTCACATTGGCGTAAATCTTTTCCTTGTCTTCCTTGTCATAGCGCCGCTTGACAGTGGCACCGACAATGATTTCGCCCTGCTCTTGCACGTACTTGATGATTTCGGAAACCTTGCCCTTGCCAATTGCTTCACCAATCGGTGCCAGCAGAGGCTTCAGTGCAGACAGAGCCGTATCTGCCTTCTCGCCTTCCAACATGAAGAGTTGCCCGAACTTGGTTTCGGCCGGTGTCGGGGTATCTTCTTCGCTGTCTTGCTTGACACAAGAAATCACACGGTACTGCGGGCAGACAGAGTTCTTGCCATTCACCTTCTTCAGGTCGATGGAGAAACCCAGAACATACTCGCCATTGACAGGAACGTCAAAGCCAGCAAGGTCTGCAATTTCGGTGATGTCCTTGTCCAGCAAGTCGATGTCGTCAATGGAAACAGTGTTGTTGTCAGACATGATGAATGATTCCTTGGAAAATGAAAAGAGAGATGTCAGTCGGATTGGATAACAGTTTGTATGCATGTTGAGGCACGATGGTGTGTTTGCTACCTGGTTCTTTTGCTCTCCTTTACAAGATGATCGTATACTAGCCGAGCATATCCTGCGATGTCAAGCCAGCTGTCGATGTTGTTGGCATTGCCGTTGATGATGCGACCAATCTTGTGGCAGATCATATCCAATGCTTCTTGCTGAATTGGCAACAGTGCTTTGCCGCGCTGTCCAAGTTGCGATGCAATCACCATCTTCAGTTCTTGCATGACAATTGCGCCGTCAACAAATTCGCCATACTGTGTACCGCGAGATTCGAGAGTAGCGGACACAGTGTCTTGTTGAGCTTCCACCAATGCTCGCAGATGTTCAGGGATTGGATACGGACCATCAGATGACATTGCCATACGATATTCTCCAGGTTTGAGATTCATTTGAACAACTCAATCAGGCCCAGCTGATTGCCTTTGTCGTCTTGCAGTTTCTTTCCCGTCCGGGAGCCAATGACAATTCTGGTTTTGTCCCCTGCGTCAGAGAATGCTCTGTACTTTCCAGCAAGAAGATCGCAATAGACAATATCGTCAAAGTACTTACCGAAGTCAGTAGAAAAATTGCGAGTACCTCCAATGGGAGAGATCTTTTTTGTGCCATCCTCTTGCGGAGAGAGAATTTCATGTGACGTGATGATGACATTGAATGCGGCATTCTGGAGAGTTGAACAAATTCTGTCTGACAGTCCACCTTGTTTGCGCCAGTCAGCCCACTCAGTAGAGAAGTCATCCTTCTGGATTGCATCTCGCTTTATCCAGTTGATTGCACTGTCCATCACCTGCGAGTAGGGATCAATGACCAGAATGTCTTTGTCAGTTTTGAAGTCCGACACATTGATGACAGAGCTGGGGCGATTGCCGGCCTTGCATTTTGGGCAGTCCACTTTGCCGTGGTCGTAGCAGATGTTGCACGGACCGCCCTTGATGACCTTGAGAACTGTCTCAATTCCAATGGGCATCAGTTGCGTATCCGGCAGACGGAAGTATTCGATGTTGTCCAGATACTTGGCAGCAGGAGAAGAAGCTTTGAACCAAGTTTTGCCGCCACCGTCAAGATCAAGTACCCAGAGTTTGTAATGCTGTGCCAGAGCGCCAACCAACTCTGTCTTGCCAGTCTTCGGTGCGCCATAGATACAGATATGGCGAGCCGGTGACATGGACTCTTTATATTCAGATGCTTTCATTCTTCATTCCTTTGTCGTTGCACAGTGATGATGTCTTCCAGCTTCAGTATGTAATCCACATTCTCAGCTTCATCTGCTTCTGCCAATCGCGGCAGCGGTACATCTGAGACTAGATTGCACTCTCCGTAGTATTGGCATCTGCGACCAAAGTCATAGCATGCTTCGCCGCGCTTGGGGTAGAAGTGGATTCTCTCATACGTCTCAATCAGACTGTGATCGAGCAACAAATCTTTGATCCATTCGACCTTGTGTTTTACCGACTTTGTAAATGGCATGAGCTGCCACTTGCGGGCAGAAGAGGAATAGACAAGGTACAGTACCTCGTATTCTGTGATGCCAGGATACAGAGTCTCCAGCATGGTAGAGTAAGATACTCCCTGCCCGCTGTTTGCGTAGAATGCTTCCTCTGCCTCTTTGTACTTTGTAGTTTTACACTCTCCGACTGCGACTTTACCCGTCCTTATGTTTCTTAGCCCAATATCCATGTGGCCATAGTGTTTGTTGCCGCGCTCTGCATGGATAGAGAATGCAATTTCAATTGCTGGCTTACCATTTGCGAGAGTCAGAATCTCATAGTCGGCAAGCTCTTCCATGGCAAATGGAATGAACTTCTCCACCGCCATGTGCGCTTCCCAGATAGATTTGGAACCGTAACGATCTCTCTCATCGAACCCAGCATTCCAGGCCATGAAACAATTGAACAGCGCAGCATCCATGTTCTTAGTTGCCAACCAAGATTGGATGCCCGCACCTACAGCATGGCCGAATGCGAAGTTGAGATTTTCTTCCACAGCATCTAGGCTAGATTGCACATCTGCCTGTTGCTTCATCAGCTGGAACTTACGCGGACAGCGATGCAGTTCAGTCAGCTGGGAATAGGAAGTGACGTTAGAGTAGCGCTTGAGTTTGGCATACTCTTTCTTTGCCGTAGATGTGTACGACAGATCGGCGGAAGAACCTACATCTGCATCGCCGAGAAAAGCAAAGATGGCTGTTTGTATATCAGTGGTTAACATAGTATGTATTCAGTATGTGGACTGCGTACTGCCAGTCGAACAGTGTGAAATCGTGTGACAGCGACTTCAACAATCTAATGGTTGATGTGTAATGGACTTTGTCTTTTCTTCTGCCCCAGACCCAGTGACGAAACTGCTGCACATATTCGTCAACTCCGGGCGTCCATTCTACGAAATGATTCTGTGCCTGTTGTACTGTTTCCCAGTCAATCAGTATGCTTGATGCAAAGTACGGTGAGTACGGATTACGCAGACACTGTGCAACAAGGAACACTGCATTGCTGACAAACAGTTTGCGCTCACAGATCATCTACCGTGGTGTTCTTGAGACTGACTCGCTTCTTGCTGGCAACTTCTTTTGCCAAGCTGATACCCCTGAACCGCGCCATGCCAGCCATCAGTGTGTGAATCTGATCGTCAGTCAGAATATGTACTAGCTCTTCGTAGGTTTGAAGATTCTTGTGGATGTGTTTCATGTGCACTGGCAGCATGGGGTCAGTGCCAGTCAACATGGTTTCAACTTTGGAAAGGCGTTCGAGAACATCTAGCTTTTGAAACTCCAGTTGGGTAACTTCGGGTGCGGCGGATTCGATCATCGTTGTTTACTCCTTATTGCAGTTTACTCACCCCACGCTTCGCGCGCAGAGCATTAAGAAACGCTTTGCAGATGGCATCCACATTGCCACTGTCATACTGTTCTGCCATGTCCAGTGCGCCATTCATCGCACCAATGAACACTTCAGAATTGAACGCCATTGCGTAGCCAATGGACATGCCAATCTCTGGATTGAATTCGTTGAACAGATTGGGCCAGTTGTCTTCTAGCTCACGTCGCAGGGCGTTGAATGACTCAGGAAACAGGTAAACCTTCTGGTCAAAATTCTTCTGTTTCGCCGCGCTGTCACCACTGTATTCATGCTGTTGATTCTTTGGCAGCGCAGCATCAGGGGCAAGAATGCCCGCATCATGCTCAGAGCTGGCAATCTTTTGCGCTCGTTCGTCAGTTGCTTCCTTGTCCTGATCGAACGCATTCTTCCGCCTGTATTCTTTTCCATCAGGGATGATGATGTGGCTCACAGCAAATCTCCATTGTATTCCAAACTGAAAATCAAAATCAGTGGATCTTTTTCATCCACCACTGTTGCCATCCTGCCGTAACTTGGCATGCCTAGAGATTTTCTCCGGACATTGGCAATGGTCTTTTCTTTTCTTACCGCTTGTATAAACGTGCGTTGAAAGTTTTTGGGCACACGAATGCGAACAGGTCTGACAGCTTTTGCAATCTGCTGCCAAACCTGTTCGTACTTGCGAAAAGTAACTTCAACTTCCTCATTCTCCGTCATCGACAACTTCCCATGTTCGTGCCTTCTTCTTCCTTGATTCGCCAATCCAGAACTCTGCTATTCCTGTTTCCTCTGACCAGCTAGAACAGAGCGATCCATCTGTCAGTCCAATTGCTGCTGGTGTTCTATGCTCTTTGCACAGTCCAGTTCGTACAGTATCATACTCTTTCCTGTCTCCTATTCTGAGTTTCACTTTACCCTCTCCAATCAAGAGAGTTTTGTATATCTCTTTGACTGTTGACATGGAGGGATGGGTGAAAAAGAAAGCAGGATAGTTACATTGCTGCCGCTATCCTGCTTGTTAACGGGCAATGGCTGCCCGAGGAGGAGACAAACGAAATGCCAACTTGCGTCAGCGGAAAAGAGACAAGAGAGTATCTGCTTTCCGCTGGCGACATAGGTTTATCACAGGAAACCATTGTCAGAAAAACTGGAACATCAGGGAGTCTTCGTCACACACCAGAGTTGAATGTATGCTCCCTGATTGTGTTCTTTACAGACCTTCAGCGAAGTTCTTCGGCGTGTACTCCATGTACTTCTTGGCCTTTTCACGCAGCCAGTTGTAGGTGTCAGCCACTTCTTCCATGGCTTCTTCCGAAGTTGCAGATGCGAAAGCCGTCAGCAGTTCCACCATCTTGGCCAGAGCTGCCTTGTCAGTCTTCATCTTCATCAGGCCCTTCGCGAAGTGGGCAGTGTGAACCTTGACTTTCTTTTCGTCGTAGCTCACCTTGTTGATCATGACATCAGCGTACACTTCATTGAACGCCTTCAGGTCATCATCACCAGGAGCCCAAGCACCACGTTGGCCCTTCGGAATGTTGCTGATTGCTTCCAGAGTCAGTTTGGAAAAGTCAAAGTCAGTGAACTTGAACACAGACTTCGGCGGCTGATCTTCGCGCCAGCCCAGAACTTGTGCCTTTGCCGCACGTTCCACCAGTTCATGCACCCAGTCAATCAGCATTGCTGCGACCTTCGTGGGATTTCCTTCAGTGTCAGTGCTGTTCAGCGAAGTGACGATTTCTTCTTTCGTCGGAACTTGCAGAACACCTTCCACATCAGGATGCTTGAAGTCTTTGGCAATCACATTGCCTTCATCGTCCTTGATGTCGATGGTCTTGTAGAAGAACTTGATCTTGCGCGCGTTCGGCGGCAGAACTTGAGTGGTTTGTTCGGCGGCTTGGTTGGTTTGGTCTTCAGACATTTGGTTTGCTTTCAGTGAATGAGTTGGTTGCGGAACCCTTGAACACCAAGGGAACAGCGATGGTACAGGAGGCGCACACCGTTGTCAATAGGGTGCATGGGCGCGCTGTTTACGGGGCAGAAATAAGAGTGGCAATGTCTCCTTTCAGTTTATCTCGATAGGAGGATAGTAGAAAATACATCACATTGGCAGGGATCGCCAGCGTCGGACCTCCCAGTACAGTAAGAGTTCCTCCCATTGCAGATGTTTTACAGGCTGATTCCACGGCACGGAGATCCATTTTCAGATCTACCAGCTTGCCAACATCTTCTTCGTTGATGGTGATTTTGGTTTTTGCCATGATGTACTCCTAGATTCCGTGAAAGATTTTGAGATTGCTATCCGCCACACACAGTTCTGTGAGATTGTGCGGGTCGGTATCGCCGAAGTGAACTATGTGCCAGTGAACTCCTTTGTATTCGAATCCTCCGCAAGTTTCAACTTCTGTCTGTGTCAACACTGCTGCGTATCTACTGTGCAATAATCCATGGGTCGGTTTGAATCTGTGTTTCTCTTCGAACTCTGCTGTTACTCTCCGCATTAGTGACCAGATTGATTCTTGCGCATAGAACAGAGAGATAACTTTGCTCTCTCCGGTAGATGTCATCGCATTTCCTCCTTCAGACGTTCAGCGTAGAACTCCAGTTTAGCTGCCAGGGTATCTCCTTTGATTCGTGGACGATTTGCTGCTGTTTGAAACATCATCGGCGAGCAGATAACGTGAAGCTCTTCGGCCGCACGAGTCACTCCTGTATATACCAACTCTCTGAACAACATCTTGCTGTGACAGTTGTGGGTGAGAAAGAATACCTTCCGACACTCACTGCCCTGTGCCTTATGAACTGTAATCACATACGCGAACAGTGCATTGTTGATGGTTGCTGATTTGGTAATCAACTCTTCAGTGTCTGTATCGACCATCAACACTTTAATGACGTGGCTGCATTCTGCTGTACGATCTTCAACGTCAGCCAGATTCTGCAACAGTTCGTCAATGTCCACACTGGTTGCACCGTCCATATCCAGTTCCGCACCAGCACCCCAGCGAGTAAGATTCTTGCTTGCTTTCGCGGGCTTCTTACCCACATACTTTGGATTGGGATAGATATCCTTGATGAACGCTTCTTGCTTGTCCACCAACAGCTTGTCGCCAATTGAGAAGTAATGTTTGTTGTATCCTGCGATGACTTCAAACACCGGCAAGTCTCTGATCTTTGACAGTTTCTGTGCGATGGATTTGTTCATCTCATCTGCACCGAATGCTTTGTTCCACGGACAAAGTACCATGTCTTCGTCGGGCATGTATTCTTCTGTCTCAATCCATTTGTGCAGTTGTCCGCACATCATGTGCAGCGCATCTTCCATTTCATACTTCCCCTTCCACGGCTGGAGAGTTACTTTGCCGCGCCCAGGTTTGTCCAGTGTGATCTTCTTCTTCACCTCTCTGACATCGAATCCTTTCTCTGCTCCCCACAGTTCAGCAGCATCTATGTTGAACTGTTTGAAGTTGTTGTTCTTGACACTCAATGCCAGTGCAATGATTGGAGATTCCAGAGCCTGACGATATACTTGTGTCAGCTCTACGATTGGAAGTTCCAATAGACTGCGACCTAAAACAGCATTACCATACACCGGCGGCAACTGATTCAAATCTCCCAGAAATATGAACTGCACATTGTGTCTATTCGGCAGCGCATCAAGCAACAACTCCATTAAGTCTGTACTGACCATTGATGATTCGTCGATGATGATGGTTTTCAAATCCCTTGGCAGCGGATATTGTTTGTTTCTTTGCGGCACGAATCGCATTTTGGTAACTTGATTACCCTCGCTGTCGGTTTCAAAGTATTTTTCAGGTGCGAACTCCAGCAGCTTGTGAATCGTCAGACAATGTGCTTGCAACTCCTTCGGCATTTGCCGTGCAATGTTTCGCACCGCCCGACGGGTATAGGACAGCAACACAACACCAGGTGTATTAGCTGACAGCCATTGTGTAGCTGACTGTAGCATTGGAATGCGACCAGATTGCAGCATACGCAAAAGCATCCCGCGTAGTGTGGTTGTCTTGCCAGTACCTGCTGCGCCGATCAAGCAAAATGATTCTCCGAAGATGCCCTTCTTGATTGCAGAATCCTGTTCAGTATTCCACAGCCATTCGCCGCTTGTCACTACTGGCGCTGCGACTGCTACAGGTTTTGCCAGTAACTCTTGAATGGTCGGACCAGTCTTTGGTAGCTGCTTCTCTTTCGCCGCAGCCAGTGCTCGCGCCATCACATCTTGCATGTTGCTCATGTTTTATGCTTCCTCGATCTGGAACAGTGCAGTATTGAAAGTCTCAGACGGCAACAGCACCATGGTCGGTTTCCAGTCTGTCAATGACGGAGACAGCATGAATATCTGGGCAGCAGCTGCAGAAGATATTCCGCGAGCTATCTGTGCTTCCCAGTTCGGTATGTCTGCACTTTTATTCATGCGCATGTAGCCGTAGATTACTTTGCCGTTCATCCAGGAGATGGTAACGAACAAAGTCCAGTAAGTGTCTGTGTTGCTCATACCTTCAGATCCTTTCGTGCTTCAGCGATTGCAGAATCTACAATCTGTTTCAACTTTTCCCTGTCCGCTTCTGTCCATGTGGATGGATGCGGTGCAGCCCTGATTTGTTCCAGTACGGAAACCGCAATTGCCAGTCGCCGGGTAACTTCTCCCAGTGCTTTTTGCAGCTTGGCTTTAGAGTTGAGAATGTTGCTCACTTTGTGTTCCTTCTTGCTTACCGTGTTTCTTCCATGCCGCCATTGCTACTTCCCACTTGGCGACTGCTACGTAATACTTGCCTTTGCTGTCAAACTCTTTCTGCTGTGGCTGATTACCTGGATGCGGGATATCCATTTGCACACCGTTAACCAGTGTACCGCTTCTCTCATCCAGTTCGTCCAATTGAATCTCGAAACTCTCGTGATGCTGTTCCCAGACTTTGGATATATTGTCCAGCCTGGTTCTGACTGCGAACATGATACTGTTGCCGCCCGGACAAGAGGACACAATAATCTCTTCAGCCAGTGCCAGATCGTCTTTGTCGAACTCCAGTATGGTGCTGTTTGATCCAAGAAATAAAGTGCCAAGCCAGCCGATTGCATCGGGTTGATACTTTTCGGGCAGATTGGCGCGCACCCATTTCCACAGCAACTTCTTGCTTGTCGGTGTTATCCACTCACCCGACAGTTTCTTCAGTGCCTCTTCGGCGATCTTCAGTTTCTCAGCTTCAACTACTTCGTTGACTTTGGTTTCATACTCTTTCTTGATGCTGAAACATGTGTCCAGATAGTCTTTGATGTACTTGAAATCTGCATTGTCATTGTACTTGCTGATATGTAGAGTTGGAAATCTGAAGCGGGCAGATTCTAGATGAAACTTCCAGTACGCCAGTGCAAACAGTTGTTGGATGGTAGCTTGTACAGTAGCTATCGGTGGCAGTGCTTCACAGTCTTGTTTGATACAATCCAGCTTGTGCAGCAGCGCCAGATAACAGACTCGCAGAATATCTTCTTCCGCATCTGTCAGTTCATCGTTGACAGTTCGTGCCGCCAATCGGTTCCATTCAGATTTACTAAACTCCAGCAGTTTCTGGTAGTTGAGACTGAACACAGGATGAAGTGGGACAAGTTCTGACCATTGCATGAGATACGGAACCGCACCTGCAACAGTAGAAAACGTCAGCTGCCCAACTCGTAAGCCTGAGTATTTACAAATCAGGTTGTGAGTAAGTTGTGACATGCGTTACCTCACATCCACTCTGGTTTCTGCCTGTTTTTCCATGTCATTTGTCCTTTCCATTGTCGTTGTTTAAGTCTGTAGTATTCCTGGTACTTGCTGTGTACATCAGGAAATGCTGGATTCTGAATGATTGCGTCTGGCATAGCTAACGCAAAGTCCTTTGGGCGGCCAGTCATGTCCCAAAACTGTTGTTCAATCTCTTCCGGAACCAGTATGGCAACAGCAATATGAATCACTGCTACACTATTGTGCTGTGCGCTAGCATGACAAACTTGTCGAGTGTACTCTAGCTGTGCAGCCAAGTCAACCACCCATCGGAGATTGTCAATGCTTTCGCTGATCCATTTTGTACAGGGATGGTTTCTGTGTGTCGGTTGGTACAGGTACTTGTTGTTGTCATGTCCTGGATGTTTGAGTCTGGCGATTGTTGACAGCATCTGAGCTGTTTCCAGAATCATTTTGTGGATGTGTTGGTCGCAGTGCCAAGCAGCGGCGATTGCAGGATCAGGATGTAGAGCGAAAATGTTCACGGCTTGTTGCTCCATTCTTCGATAAACGGAATGAGAAATTCGTCAGGTGCTGTGAGAAGGAAACAGCAGAACAGCATTCGGCGGTTGTGAACTTCATCCGAATACGACCGCGCCATGGTTTCAGCTATCTGTTCGTACAGCATATCCCAAACTGCCTGCCACAGGCCAGTGTGGTTTCTCAGCGTAGGCTCTACTCCGGTAATTGACTTTGTGATATTGCGGGCAGTCAAACACTGGATCGGGTAGTTATCCAGGTGCCACTTCATCTGATCTGGAGATTGCATGTTGTTTACACCTTACGGTAGATTGTGGGAGGAAAGTCGGGATGATTCACGTACAGAATTTGATGTTCGTATGCGTATCTCTGCAGCGAAGTTTGCTTGGCTACTTTCATCGCCAAGTATTCCGGGTCTTTGTTGATCTGGCAAGTAAAGAATTCTTGCTGCATGAAATTGAGATTGTTCCACCAAAAGTCGATTTCAGTTTCCATTGTCAATCTCTCCATCGGTAAGAATGAACTCTGCAATGAACAGACAGAACAGAGCTTGAATGTCCAGCGGAACCCGCCGACTGTGCGCAAAATCATTCATTGCGCCGAGCTCTGAGTTTTGGTACCAACGATACGGATTCAATTCTCCGGTATCTTCTGCCGTGGTCGCTCTGTAGTAATACAGAGTCTTTTCATCATTCAATATCGCCTTGGCAGCTTTTTGCCAATTGGCGGCCCGGATTTGATTGGGATTGGTTACTGATTTGTTATTTGCCATGATGAATTCCTTACGTGCGGGCAGTCAGCCTGCTGATGTGGTATGCGTAACAATCCAGCCCAAGCTGAAGTGCTGTTTCTGAGGCAAGTGCTGCTTCTGTGAAAAACACAACACTTCCAGTAGGTTCCAGAGTTGTTGTAAATTTTGGCAGCATCTTGCCTCCCTGTATTTGGTAGCCTTGAAACCAGCCACGGGATTCAGATCGGATGTAGTACATGATTTACAAATCTCCAGTGAGTTGCATTTCGTGCAGAAAACACAGGTACATGAATCTATCCTGCACGTTCGGTATCAGCTTGTGACAGTCCGTGAAGTAAGTGAGCCAAAGATAATCAGCTCCCGGACCCATCACTGGAATGATGGAACCAAAACTGGATTTTCCATCCGCTACCTGCTCTGACCAATCACACAGCACTTCCCACATGTCAACTTGTTCAACTGTAACTGCATTTGCCATTTCATTTCTCCTATTCACTGCACACAGAACTATTCTATGCACAGTAAAAGGGAGACGCGAAGTCTCCACTCTGCACTTACACCTTCTCTCCCAACTTTGCCAGGATTTCTTTCACTTTCCCCATCTGCGCTTCCAGCTTCTCCAGTCTGTCAATTATCAGTTCTGGAGTCGCATTCAGCCGCTTGAGCTTGGTGGCTTCAATTCCAAACTCTGCTCGTACCCCTTGAATGTTTCCAGCAGTCACTTGGAATCCCAGTTCGGCAGTTGCTTTCTCTGCAAATTCTGGGTCGTGCATGTCGGCGACCACATAGTGGGTCTGGACATAGTTGATTAGCTGAAATTGCTCAGCCATCTTGAGCTTGTTGCAATTCTTGCGAGTTCCGGTCATTTCGATTCTCCTGTTGATCGTCAGTTACTTGACGTTGTGCCAGTTGCGGCCGTCAAACACTTTCTTACTCCCATCGCTGTATTCGAACTCCACTTTCGGCGGCTTCTCGCCAAACACTGTATACTTTGTTACCTCTTTTTCCGGTGTTGCTTCCATCTCTTGCCGTGCATGTTGGAATGCACGTTGCTGTTCAGTGGTGTGGTAGATCATCGCCATTTACATGTACTCCTTCAACATCAAAAACACAGCAACTCCAAAGAATGCTGCCGCGGCCAGAGAAAGGATTACTGCTGCGTCACGGGCTGCCTGATGTTCGTAGACTAGTGCGTCTATAAACATATCCAGAACCCAGTAGAGTAAGACGGCAGCAAAGATAGAGACTGCGAGAGTTGCGATCATTGGTGAGATTCCTCGTATTCACGAATGGCGGCAAGAAGTAGTTGCTTGTTGATTTCTCGTTGAGCATCAGCAGCAGCATCAGCATCAGCATCAGCAGCAGCATCAGCAGCAGCAGCAGCATCAGCAGCAGCATAAGCAGCAGCAGCATCAGCATAAGCAGCAGCAGCAGCAGCAGCATAAGCAGCAGCATTAGCAGCAGCTCTCTCGCTCCACTTATTGTCATACTTTGCCACACTATCCGCAAACTTCCTCGCCGCTTTTACTGCAATTTCAATTTCCACTTTTCGTTTGCCAATCAACCACAGCACATCAGCCACCGAATTACTGACCAGACAATCTGCGAGTGGAAATTGGTCTTCATATTGTCTGCGTCCGTGAGCTTCAAGTAGTCTTTTCCAGCCATCTGCGCACGGATTGTGCCCGCGAATCTCAGCCAGAGAAGTCATCAATTGTTTGGTGGTCATTGCTGTTTCCTCCTACACTGTTTGCCGCGCTTCGGCCATGAAGTTGAAATAGGTTTGCAAATTGCTGATTGCTTTGCAGATGGGACAGGAGAGAATGAGATTGCCAAAGTCATCGGTTACGCAGTAGTAGGTAACCAGCGAGTATTCATCACAAATCACCATCTGTGCGTCGGCGTGTCTGAATGTGGCAGCATAGACACTCAGGCCCGCGAATACAGTGTTTGCAGACAACTGTATTTCATACGGTGCCCAAATCGCGGGGTTGAGAGTAAATGGGGCAAGATGAAGCATTACAGCTCACCTCCCATAAACATCATGCAGTCGGAGTCCTCTTCCGTCTCTGAATCTGCATAAACAAGGTTGTCAGCTTCAAACTGAATTCCAAGACCAATCATGGCCATACGGAACTCAGAATCGAATCTGTGCCAGTTAGACAGAATGAAAGATTGCATGCTCTTTACTCCTTACAAATGGTTTTTCCATTGAGACACATTTCCAGAACTACCTGTGCTGGCAGTGCCGAGCGGAGACTGAAAAACTCTTGTTCAGCTTGCATCTTGCACATTTCTTCTTGACCGCTGTAGTTTGCAATGCGGATGTCAAGTTTGATGACCTCATGTCCTGGTGCTGGTTGAATGTAGTAGACATAGTTGCCAGCCCAGATGGGTTTTGCGGGCGCGGAAGTTGACATGGTGTTTGTTTCCTTTCCTTGTTCAGTACAAATAACTCAGTTTCTCTTCCACTTCCTTGCATGCAATCATTGCCGCCTTCTCAGGGTTATGCCACTTCCTGGCCTGACGATATGCGAATGAGAACATGAATGGAACCGACACCAAATCCTTCAGCGGATGATGCAGAATGGCTTGGATGGTTTTGTCCATCTCAACATTTGCAATGGATTTGGTAGACGCCAGTAGATTGGGCCAGTCGGAACTGGAACAGTGGACTGTGTTGATGATTTTGCGAGAAGTTGTCATGGTTTGTTTCCTAACTTACTTTGTTTCCAAACATACTATCTTCCGTGACGCTCCTGGCGCACCGTTTAAGTATAGTTGTTTTGCCCGCCCCGTCAATAGGGGTAAACCCTAAGTAAATGTTTATACTATATTGCTGCTGGCTGCTCATCTTGCTGTTGCGCGGCGATTGCAGGTCGAGAGAGTTTCGCGGGATGGTTTCGCGGGCCCGGATAAGATGAGAGAGACACTCTGTCAGTTATGTTATTTGTCAGCTATTGTTCTGTCCGCAGCCCGCGATGCCGTGACCGCGTGTGAACGGAACAAATAGATACAGGGCCCACTTGTCAAGGCCGAACGCAGTGAGCGCGAAGCGTTTAGCCTTGACATGGGGAAGGAGCTATTTGTACGCTCACTTAGCGGGTTCACGCATTGAGGGCGGAGGAGAGTAGTGTTTGTTAGCCGTATATGTTAGACTCTTCATCCCCCTGTTATTCCTCATGTATTCAATTGTGCTATTGTGTCATTGTGCTCAAACAGCCCCTCATGCCCTCCCGAGTTGTGTTTGTTGCTATCTTATTCTGTCTCTCTCCTTGTTGTTTCCTTTGCTAGTGTATTGTTCATGATACATAATTGATGTCTTTTATACCTACCCCTCACTTAAAATATAAAAACAAAGATAGAGTATATATACCAGATATAGAGAGATAGAGAGAATAACAGGATATGAGAGTATGTGAGATACAGAATGAGTAAGTTACTATCCTGACCGGTCACCCGTGCACCCCCTGATTGAACACAATCGCACAATAGCACAATTGAATACATAAGGAATAATGTCCACTTGAAGCTGTTTACTCTAGCATATATAGTCACAAACCATCATATATCAGCTACTATACAATACCCCCGTGCACTTAAATAAGACAGTAACCAAATGTAACAGCAACAATTAAATTTCTCTCACACAATAGAGTCTAGCTGCTACTATACTGTACCAATGTGCCCACATCCGGCTCGGTCATTTTTCAGCCACCCAATATCTAACTTACTATCTTGTGCTTGTTTATGTAAAAAATTTTCCCCCTCATGCGAGTAACGACATCTGTCTACCACTACCGCTCTCACCAGTCAGACGAATCGAGTCACTCGATCACATCCAATCTAGTCTATTGCTGTACCACTTCGTGGTGGTGTGCTGCGCCACGCAGTATGTCAGTTGATAGTTCATTCGTCACTTCGTTCCATCATTCACTGACGAGCTACTGCTCGTATAGTCAGTGAGTTGAACCGCTTCGCTGCGTGCTGACATTACTCATGGCTACCCGCCAGTTCCACCTCCTGTTGTTTGGCACAGCCTTTGCTCTTGATTCGTCCCCTTCGGTAGACGAATAGTCAGGTTCGCTTCGCTCACATAATGAATACACGAGGCCTTGAATGGGACAGTGCAATTTTCATGCCAGACAATATATAACCACCTTTCCCACTTCTCGGAATTGGGAATGCAGGTTTCTCACTGCTGAGAATAACTCCCTGTTATCCGTTGTTTTCACCACTAAAACCACCTGTTTATCCTGGCACACCGCTTGCTACTATATAGATGGGCGCTGTGCCCGTTCAACCAACTAGGAGTTACTCGAAATGTCTACCACCGAAGCTACTGTCACCATGGTTCCCGTTTCCACCGTCGCGCCCGCCATCACCGATAAGGAACTGGCAACGACTCACCGCGTCATCCTGCAATGCCGCCGCAACAGCACCGAGAAGAATCCGATCCCGGAGAAGGATCGCTCACGCTGGATCGTGATGCAGGAACTGTCTGTGCCGTCGGTTCCGTCCGCGTTCACCTCTCTTGTGCTGGACACGCTGTACAAGATCGCTCGCGATCAGTTCGATTCGCTGTGGACTGACAACCCGCAATTGTCAGAAGTGCCTGCCGCTTTGTTCTCTGTTGACTCGCTGCTGATGTATGCAGCGAAGCGCGCCGAAGGTGGCCGGCTGAACAATGCCAGCATTGTTTCCTGGTTCGACACTTCCACGCTGATGGGCAAGATTCAGGCCGCTGATGAATCCAAGCGTCCGGGCGCAATCAAGCTGTACCGAGACAATGGCTTTGCCAAACTGGCAGCGCCGGTGATCGAGTTCAATGAGGAAGAATGCACCGCTTTGCTTCGCCGACTGGACGCAGAGGTAGATCAAGAGCACACCATCTTGAAGCAGATGGCCGCGCGCTTGCGTAACCGTATCGCCAGCTTGAAGGCACAGCAAACGCTGGCGTTCGCCGCTGATGGTGAAATCTGATGGGCTCAGTTGACTTTCCGCTAACCGAGCGAGTGGCTAGCGATATCGCAGTGCACGGACTGCACTGGGCTGTCCGCTACCACTGGCGCAGATGGGGCAAGAGAGACAGACGCACATTCCGTGCTGTCTTCCGCATCGCATACTGCTAACTTCCGCCGCCCAGCAGCTTTCACAGTGCTGGGCTTTTTGTTGTCTACTTGCTGTTACATTTTGTTACAATTTCTCCGCTCGCTTCGCTCGCTATAACAGACAGACGAATGTTCGCTCCGCTACGATATTCACGTCTAATACCCTAATGAGTACATTAGGCTATTAGCCGCGAATATCTCCGCTCTCGCTCACAGCAGAGCTACTGCTCTGATGGCTAGTCGGACAACACTTCGCTTCTCGCTGATGTATTGAATCTGAACGATTCAATACATGCACGCTCCTGCGCTACGTTGGTGTGCTGCGCCACGCAGTCAGTTTGTTTCTCGCTCACTCACTTCGTTCGTTCACTGATGTGCTGCGCCATGCAGCTAGACAGTTGATCGTTCGCTCCGCTCTCTCTGCTTCGCTATCGCTACGCTGCTCACTTCGTTCGCTATCCAGTTTGACGATGACTCATTCGCTTCGCTCTTTCGTTGACGGGGGTGGGGACTCTTTTTCGCGTTTGGGCCTGGGCACATACCTATAGCATCTCTCCAAAATTTCTAAATTTTTCAATCTATCCTCCACCAACAGCCAATTCCAACCACACAATATCAAAATACTTTCGGCCGCCACATTACTATGTGTCAGAAACAGAGCAGGAGAGAGTAGAGTAGATACCATGAGCAAAGAGCGAATTATCCAACTGTTGGCAGCCGGAGTGAAGCCGGTAAATGTAGCGGCCGCAGTGGGGGTCGAAGCCAGTTACGTCAGTCAGATAGCAGCGGAACACGAAGATCAGATCAAAGAAGGTCTGGGACGCAGAGCTGTCAATCATGTAGAGCATGATGTGACGTTGGATAGTATGGAGGACAGGAGTCTGCAGAAGGTAGGCAGACTGCTGGATACAGTAACTGATCCAATGAAAGCACTGGCAGTGTTTAAGGTACTGAATGGTGCTAAACGGCGGTCGGAAGCGGCCAATGCGGCTGCAGCGCCGGCAACAATTGTGACACTGGAACTGCCAGAAGTGGCGAGGGTGGCAATCAAAGTGACAAGCAACAATCAGGTGATCGAAGTAGCCGGCCGGTCGATGCTGACGATGCAAGCAAAAACGGTAGAAGATTTGCTGGTCAGGCGCAAAGCGGAACAGCAGAAGACAGTAGAGCTGCTGGAAGATACCAGCCATCTCAAACATCTCATTGCTCCTGACACTGTGTCTCTGCTGGAATCGCTGTGAGCAGTCTAGACACAAGTGTCCAACGGGAAGAGGCAGTAAACTACTGCGAGAACAATCTGAACTTTCTCGGCATGTTCTGTGTGCCGGATATGTTCAAGTTCATGTTTCCGCCCGTTTTTCATGCCATCTGGCAGATGCTCACTGAAGCAGCGAAGAAAACAACAGGAATTGCAAGATTCGCAATAGGCATTCCGCGCGGATTCGGCAAGACAGTGTTGTTGAAGCTGCTAGTCATCTGGATCATCCTGTTTACACACAGGAAGTTCATACTGATTGTTTGCAACACCCATCCGCTGGCTGAAAACTTCATCGCTGACGTATGCGATGTAATGAACAGCATCAACTTTCTCCGAGTATTTGGCGACTGGAGAATGACAGCAGAGATGGAAAGACAAGAGCTGAAGAAGTTCACATTCAGAGGTAGGCCAATCATTCTTGCAGGACTGGGCCAAGGTGGCTCACCGCGAGGATTGAACATCAAATACGTTCGTCCTGATGTAATCATCATGGATGACATGCAATCCAGAGAACAGGCCAAGAGCCAAACTGAAGCAGACAGTGTTCTCCAGTGGATGATGGCAACTCTGCTCAAGGCAGCGGATAAAATCAACTGTTTGACAATCTTTGTAGGCAACAAATATCCCTACGAAGGCACGATTTTGAAGAAACTGGAACACAACAGCATGTGGACCAGCTTCGTTACTGGTGCAATTCTTGATGACGGTGAATCCATTTGGCCGGAACTGCAGAGTGTAGATGCCATTCTGGACGAGCTGTCACACGACATGGACATGGGGCACCCGGAAATCTTCTTTTCAGAGGTGATGAATGATGATGTCGCAGGTAGCAGGTCCGGTCTGGATTTTTCCAAAGTCAACATCTGGCGAGACGATCCACACAAGCCGCAATTTGCATCAGCTGGAGCTGTCATCATTGATCCAAGCGCAGCTAAAAAGAAATCGGACAATGTGGCAATTGGCGCTATGTTGGTATACGACACAGAACCAGTGCTGCGAGAAGTCAGGGCCGGCAAATTCAATCCCGGGCAAACAATAAATGAAGCAATCAGCTTGGCAGCGAAGTACGGGCTGTCAGCAATTGTCATCGAGGACGTGGCATATCAGAGTACATTGAAATTCTGGATGGATCTGAGGCTGGCACAGCTCGGACTGACCAACAGCATCAAGGTATTGCTGATAAATCCAGAAGGAGAGTCTAAGTCCTCACGTATCTTGCAGCTGTTTAAACAAATGACAGCAGCAATTGAACGTGTCTGGGTGCACCAGGATGCCCGTACAGAACTGCTGCACGAAGCTGTGTATTATGACCCGCTGAAAACCAAGAACAAAGATGACGTTCTTGACATCGCAGCGTACATGCAGAAGGTCATCGTCAAGTTCAAGTGGGAAATACTCATCGCAATTGACATGCTGGCAGATCACTCCTCTTCTTCTCACGAAGCAGACCTAGCACTTCCGTTCTAAAGGAAACAATCCAAATGGCTACCGGATCAACTCCCCTGTCGTTGCCGCAGAATGCACAAACTGCTGTTGTGACGTATCTCAACAATGTACTGTCCAATCTGGGTACAGGATACACACTGCGTCATCAGCTGCTGAAGCGAGATTTGGCATACTACCGGGAACAGCAGGACAGAAGTGCGGAGCAAGCGGTTGCCAAGCAGTCCAATGACAACGGAGTGGCCACCAAAATACAAAATCCCATTGTACCCGTTGTCGGGCCACAAGTAGAGACCACTGTAGCGTACTTTTCCGACCTGTATCTCAGCAGCTACCCTATCTTTCCAGTGGTGTCGAAGCCAGAAGTGGAGCCGCTGGCACTGCAAGTTGACACCATATTCGGCGAGAGTGCTGTCGAATTCCAATGGGCACGACATCTTGGTATGGCGTTCCGCGATGGAGCAAAATACAATTTGATGGCAGTGGAAGTTGCCTGGAAGCGGAAGAAGGTGTATACAGTCACCAATCAACCTGCCAAAGACCTGCTGAATGGTGTACCAGTTGAGACAGCATACCAGGGCAACCAGATTCGTCGTCTGGATCCGTACAATCTGATCCTGGACACTCGAGTTCTGCCGTGCGAGATTCACACCAAGGGAGATTTTGCAGGATATACAGAACTGATGAGCAAGATTCAGCTTAAGAATCTGTTCCTGGAATTGGATGCTGAAAACACAATGAACAGTACCAAGGCTTTCGAGTCTGGAAACTGTTCGTTCACCACTGCACCTGGTGGCAGCAATGCATTCTACGTGCCGCAAATCAATCCGGATGTATTTCTCACCGACGGATCTGGCGGATTCAATTGGCTGTCTTGGGCGCGGCTGGAGACGGAAGAGAAAATCCGATATTCCAGCATGTATGAAGTCACTACCCTGTACGCGCGAGTCATCCCGCGAGAGATGGGAATTGCAACTTCCCACGGCGGTGTACCGGCAATCTACAAGTTTGTCGTTGTCAACCGTACTGTCGTCATCTACGCAGAACGCATGTCCAACGCGCACAACATGCTGCCAATCATTGTTGGTCAGCTGATTGAGGATGGACAAGGATATCAGACCAAGTCGGTAGCGGACAATGCAATTCCGTACCAACAGATTGCTACTGGTCTGTACATTTCCGGCATTGCATCTCAACGGCGCAAAGTTTACGACCGCATCATCTACGATCCCAGCAGAATCAACAAAAGCGACATTGACAGGGTTGATTCTGTCTCTCGGATTGCAGTGAAAACTGAAGCATACGGAAAACCAATCACTGACGGCATCCATGTGCTGCCGTACAGAGACGATGGTGTTGCTGAAATTTTCGCTGTCGGCGATCGAGTGGTTGAAATGGCCAACGTTGCCAGTGGCATCAACAGGGTACAACAGGGTCAGTTTCAAAAGGGCAACAAATCGCGGTTTGAATTCAGCGAGGTGATGCAGAACAGTGATGCTCGGCCGCGAATGATGGCAGTTCTGGTTGAGACTAGCTTCATGCAGCCGATCAAGCACATTCTGAAGACCAACGTGCTGCAGTACCAGCCACCTACTGAACTGTACAATCGCCAGACAAAACAACCGATCAAAATTGATCCTGCCAATCTACGCACCACTGCTTGGCAACTCAAAGTTGCTGATGGTGTGATGCCGGTGGAGAAACTGCTGTCTACAGAAATGTTTGGTCAAGTGCTGCAGTTTGCAATGACCAATCCGCAGGCAGCAGCAGAATACGATGTGCTCGGCATCTGGGCATATGGTATGCGTCTGGGTGGTGCAACTTGGATCGACGACTTCAAGCGAGATGCTGCCGCCCAACAAACTTACATCAACCAAGTGAACTCTGCAAATGTCCAACCCGCTCAACCTCAGTGACAACCAAAAGCTCATTCTGGCGGAACTGCACAAAGAATATGTGTATGTTCTGGCAGGATTCCAATTCAATGATCCTGCCGAGGATCACATGAAAATCCGTCAACACGCAGCAATCTCAGGAAAGGTATCTCTACTGGCAGAACTTCTAGACGAAGCAGGTTCAAACGCGCAAGCATCTCAAAGCAACTTCGACAATCTCATCAACAGTCAACTGGGTCAATAAATCATGAGCAATTTTCTTTCCAATCTGAATCCGTTTGCTTCCAAGCCGCAACAGCAAGCTCCGCAGCAACAGCAACAGCCGTCTGGTACTCCTGGATCTTCCATGCAGCCTGGTGGTGGCCAGCAGCAGCAAGAGCCACAGAATTCCCCCATGGATGCGTTCTCCAACCTTTGGCAGAATGATCCCAATCAGCAGAACCAAAACGCTGATCCCTGGTCCAGCCCCCTGTTCAACTCTGATCCACAAAAGATTCTTGAAGCAGCACAAGGACAAGACTTCCTGCGTTCGGCTCCTCCGGAACTGATGCAGAAAGCACTTGGCGGCGACATGCAGTCGATGATGGATCTGATTCAACACTCAACCCGGCAAGCGCTGGGGTTGTCGTTGCAACTCCAAACCGCAACCACGGAACAAGCTGGCAAGCGAATCGGAGAACGATTCAACCAGTCGCTGCCGAACAAGTTCAAAGAGCTTACGGTACGCAACCAGAAGCCGAACAATCCTGCACTGGAACATCCTGCGGTCAAGCAGATGATGGAATCTATCCGTGAACGAATCACGGCCAAGAATCCGGACAAGCGGCCTGAAGAAATTCA